TACAGGTTGGCAACAAATAACAGATACAACCTATACGGTAGGCTCACCTTTAACTGTTTTACAAGGAGTAACAGGTAAAATATTAACAGGGACGTTTACAACTATCGACACGCAATTACCAACAGGGGTTACTACGTTTTGGGATGGCACAACAGATAAATTAGTAGCAGTAAACAATGGCGATGCGTTTACATTATCGTTAAGGTTTAAAGCAAAAATGAACGTTTTAAATGGGTATTTTGACATAGCAATAAATATTGGGGGCGCATTAGGTAGGGTATCAAATGAAACTTTAGTATTTACAAGGTCATCGGGTGTAGAGCAAAAGTTTGATGTTGATTTTAGCTATTTTACAGGAACTACATTTATTGCAAATGGAGGTATTATTGAAGTAGTACCTACAAACGGTGATATTACTATTTATGATATTGTATTAGTAATAATCAGAACACACAAAGGAAAATGATAGCAGAAATTATTACACTATTACAAAGTAATAACTTTTACGGTGCAGGCGAGTTTACAGAAATAGCAAAAGGCAAAAATGAAATTGATAACTACTTTAGAAAAATAAAAAGATGGCTATTGAAAAAGTAATAAATATTGTAGTTAAAGAAACAGGATTAGACACTGTACAAAAGCAAGTCGATAGTTTAGATAATTCTTTAGAAGATTTATCGGGAACACAAAAGGGGCTTGCTTCAAGTATGAAAGGTTCTACTAACTCTGTACTCGAAAACGGTGGGGCAATGGGATTGCTTAACGATGCTACGGGTGGGTTGGCTATGACTGTTAAAGATGCAGTCGAGGCTTCTGTATTGTTTACAAAATCTCAAAAGATAGCTACTATAACGCAAAGACTTTACACAACAGTTGTAGGCACTTCTACAGGCGCAATGAAAGCCTTTAGAATTGCTTTAGTAGCTACAGGAGTTGGAGCTTTAGTAGTTGGATTAGGATTGTTAATTGCAAATTTTGACAAAGTATCTAAGTGGGCAAACTCTTTTGCGTGGATAAAAAACTTAGGAGGCTTTATAAGCGGACTAACGCAAAGCATTACAGATTTCATTGGTGTTACTAGCGAGGCTGAAAGAGCATTAGCCGAACTTACAGCGCAAGCCGATAAGTCATTGGCTATGAATAAAAAGTTTATTCAAGAGCAAGGCGATGTTTTAAACGAATATACAAAAGCTAAAATAGATGCTAAAAATAGATACTTAGAAGCTATAAAAGAGGAAGGCGCAGACCAAACAGCACTAGCGAAAAGATTGAATCGAGAGCTTGTTGCTATTGATGATAAACATAATGATGATTTAGCTAAAACACGAAAAGAAAAACAAGATAAGATTGATGATGAAAATAAAGAAAAAGAACAAAAAGAAAAAGATAGATTACAAAAAATAGCAGACCAAAGAAAAAAAGAGCAAGAGGAATTAAATAAAACTTTAGAGGAGCAAAAAAATAATGAAATTGCTTTAAAAAATGAAGTTACCCAAGCTATTGGCGATGCTCAAGACAAAAACGCTGAGGCTTTTATGACTCAGCAAGAAATAGAAGAGCGTGCTGTTAATGATAAATATTTTAGATTATTAGAATTAGCAAAACAACAAAAACAGGATACGGTTGATTTAGAAATAGCTCAAGCAAATGAAATCAATGATATAAGATTAAAAGCGGATGATGCTAAAAGAGAACAAGACAAGACAACTAAGGCAGAAGAAAAGAAAAATGCTGATGAAAAAATAGCATTAGAAAATTCCGTAAAAGACGCAAAAATTGATATTGCAAATCAAACCTTAGCATTAGTAGGAATGTTAGCTAAAAAGGGAAGTAAACTAGCTAAAGGCGTGGCAGTAGCTCAAGCAACAATGAATACATATCAAGGTATAACTGCCGCTTTAGCTGCTCCATCAACAATACCAGAACCATTCGGACAGGCTTTAAGATTAGCAAACGCAGCAACAATAGGAGTGGCTGGATTGTTAAATGTCAAAAAGATATTATCTACAGATGAATCAGGTAGTAGTTCAGCACAATCATCAGGCGGTGGTTCAACAGCACCAAGCGCACCATCATTTAATCTAGTGCAAGGAACAGGAACAAATCAAATAGCGCAAGGTTTGGCAAATCAAACGCAACCTATAAAAGCATACGTTGTTGGGAGCGATGTTTCTACTCAACAATCACTAGATAGAAATATTGTTCAGGGTGCGTCTTTAGGGGGTTAACGTGTATTTTGTAACAAAAATAAAGTTTTTTCGTTTTAACTAATAACAATTATACAATCATGAAAGTAGAAGAAATAAAATTAGCGTTTGAAGTGAATGTGAAATTTGCAGGATATAACGATGTTTTTTTAGCCGTTAAGAAAGCAAAATCAACCGTTAACATGGTAGCTGGTGCTGCAAGAGATGGTTTAAGTAGATTAGGTAATTCTAAAAATGAATATTCTACAGCTAAATCAATTGCGGATAAATTTTTAAGCGATTTAAAAGCGTTAGACCCTGACTTGATAAATTCAGAGCAAGGAAAAAAAGTACAAAGATTTTTAGATACTATTGATTCAGATATGAAAACAGTAATTGATTTAACGGCTGACTTAAATAGAATTAATGGGATAGCTGGTAAATTCGTTATTTAATGAAAACCTACCAAGCAAAATACAACCCACTATTAAACAAAGGAGTTTACGGAATTTCTTTAGTTGAGAATCCAGCAATGGAGGGTTTGTTTATTGCATTATCTAAAGATGAACAAATACAGTTTAAGACTGTAGATGAAGAACAAAAGATATTGATGGGTTTAGTTTTAGAGCCTAACAAGCCTATTTACAGAAACCAAAATGGGGAGGAGTTTAATATCGTTTTCAATGAACAAACTATCAAAGAGTTATCTTATGGTTTCTTTAAAAATAACAGTCATTCAAACTCTACAATCGAACACGATGTAAAGCAAAATATACAAGGCGTTACATTTACAGAAAGTTGGATTGTTGAAAACCCAACAAATGATAAATCTAACAACTTTGGCTTTAGCTATCCTAAAGGTAGCTGGGTTGCAGTAATGAAAGTTGATAGCGATGAGGTTTGGAATGATTATGTAAAGACAGGTAAAGTTCAAGGCTTTTCAATCGATGCTATGCTATCACTAGAAGAAGTAAATTTAAAATCAAATATAGAAATGAGTAATACAAACAATTTATTAGAGAGGATTCTTTTAGCCTTAACACCTAACAAACAAGTTGAGGTTAAGCTAGGGGAAATTATGCTTGCCGATGGTTCGCTAAAAATCGAATACGATGGCGAAATGTTAGCACCTGAAATAGCGTGTTGGGTAACTGCGGAAGATGGAACACGTGTTCCTGTACCTGTAGGAGAACACCCACTAGAAGATGGTACTATCTTAATCGTAGAGCAAGAAGGTATCGTAAAAGAAGTTAAGACAGCAGAGGCAGAAGTTGAAGAAGCTCCAGCTCCTGTAGTTGAAGCGCAAGAAGATGGCAAGGTTTCAAACGATGCTAAAATAGCAAGCGAAATTGAAAGTGCTATTAAATCAATTTTAATTAAATACACATCGCAAGAACAAGCTATTACAGAATTGAAAGCGCAAGTTGAAGAACTAGGAAAACAACCAGCTTCAAAACCAATTAGCTCAAAGCCTGTACAAGTAGATTTGTCTAAAATGAATAGACAAGAAAGAATATTATTTAACCTAAGAAACAACTAGAAAAAATGAGTACTAGAGGAACAACAATTTATGGAGTTGAAGAACAAGCGGTAAGAACTAATACTCTTGCTGTAGCAACAACTTTAACAGCAAGTGATAGCGCTAAAGTGTTTACACTTTCGGCTTCAACAGGAAAGGCAATAACACTACCTAGCGTAGCTGTTGATGGCTTTAACGCAAGATTTATAGTAGGAGCTGTTTTCGCAACTACTAATTTTACAATTGTAGCACCTACATCGATTATTCAAGGTGGCGCAATTGTTAATAGTGTTTTCGTGCCAGCATCAAATGAGAATACAATATCTTTTGTGGCAAGTGCAGAAACAATCGGAGATTATATTGATATAGTTTCCGATGGAACTAACTTCTATGTTAATGGAGTTGGTGCTTTAGCAGGTTCAATAACATTTACAGCAGTTTAACAAAATAAAAATAAATAAATAACAATGGCAACAGTAACAAATGTAAGCTCAAATTATGCAGGGAAAGAGGCAGGAGCGATTATAGGTAAGACTTTCAAAGAAGCTGACACGCTTCGATTAGGTGTAGTAACTCTAGCTCCAAATGTAGGGTATAAATTAAACTTGCGTAGAGTTCGTTATACCGATGGGACAACTGCTTATTCTTGCGGTTTTGATCCACAGGGTACAATTACTCTTAATGAGAGAATTTTAGAGCCTATTAAATTAATGAATCCTTTTCAAGTTTGTAAAGAAGATTTTAGAGCTACATGGTCACAGGAAACAATGGGGGCAAGTGCTTCAAATCCAAACGCTCCAGCTGACATTATGGAAGCTATCCAAGTGGAAATGTTAGGGCAAACAGCGGAAGATATTGATTACAAAATTTGGCAAGGTGATTCTACTAACGCTGATGAGTGGGATGGTTTCTTAAAGTTGTTTTTAGCTGATGCTGGAGTTATTGATATTGATATTGATACAGTAACAGAAGCAAACGTTGAGGCACAATTGAAACTTGCTTTAGCAGGTATTCCAATTACTTTACGTAGAAAAGATTTGAAAGTAAATGTTTCTCCAGATGTATTTCAAGCATATTGGTTTTGGTTGGTATCAAAAGGAATATTAAACGGATTGGGTGGAGAAGAAAAAACAGTTCGTTTTGGAAAATACTTGTTAGTAGAAAACAACGGTTTACCAGCTAATACAATTGTAATTGCTGAACCTAAAAACCTAGTTTTCGGAACAGGTTTAGAAGCCGACTTTAATCAAATCTCTTTAGTAGATGAGGATGAGGTAGGGTTATTGACAGGACAAATTAGAGGTAAAATGGTTTACTCTGGTGGGGTACAATATTACAACTCTGAAGATATTGTTTGGGCAAGACCAATAGCATAATAATAACAAAGGGAGTTTAGATACTCCCTTTATTTAAAATATAAGAATATGGCTTGTGATATTACAGCAGGTAGATTAAGAGCCTGTAAACAAAACTTAGGAGGTTTAGGAGAGTTATATTTATTTAACTTCTTACAAAACCCTTTTACAATTGTAAGCGGTGTTGTAACTACAATTAACCC